GTTAAAACTAAAGCATCCGCCAAAATTTTAGTTACAGAATCAAGATCTTGCTTGTAATATAAAAGAAGGTTTTCATCTGGTTTTTCTCCACCATTAGATCCTTGTCCAACAATAATATCAAAATACAGTGTATTAATATACCTTGTATCCAGCGGACCAATAGTTAAAGTTCTTGATCCAGTTCCTTTCCAATTGATTAATCTAGTAACTTTATTATCGTGCATTGCTGATGGTGCAACTGGGAATGTTCCAGCACTAGCAGAAATAATCTCTACATCTTGCGTTGCACCAGACCAAATTGCAGATCCAGTTAATATTGGTGTCTCATTATAATCTTTAGTTGCTGGATAACCAGGAACTCTATAAGATCTTCCAGCTGCAGTAGATCTACCAACTGTAGGATTGGATCCTGGTTTCTGTCCACTTACACTAGCACGTACATATCCAGCAGTACCAGAACTTCCACCTCCACTTCCAGGAGATCCTAAACTACCACTAACACCAGTTGCCAATTGTCCACTTTGATCTGTAATTGTAACAAATACACGCCCTCCTTGTCCACCACCTCCACCAGAATTTCCATATCCAGAATATTGTCTAGTTACGACAAACTGAGCATATCCACCACTAGATGATCCACCACTTTGACTGGCAGCGGAAATATATGTTGAGTTATATGCACTTCTTCCAGCGGCGCCGCCAGATCCACCGCCAAATCCACCATGACCAGCCCCAGCGCCGCCGCCAGATCCGCCAGACCCGCCGCCGCTTGGACCACAACCAGATCCACCACCACCGCCGCCGCCAGCAGTACAACCAGATTCTCCACCAGCACTTCCATTTGCAAATTGAATAGCTGGTCCGCCATATAGTCCTGATGCTGGACCAACACCACCAGTTCCAGAGTAGCATCCGTCCCATTGACCACCATTATTTCCTCCACCACTGCCACCGCCGCCGCCACCACCGCCAGCGCCTAAAATGACAATACCATTCCAGATAATTCCAGTGGAACCACCACCAGCTCCACCAGTGGCGCCATTACCTAATGCTCCTCTACCTCCTCGTCCACCGCTACCTGCACCAGTTCCAACATTATTATTACCGCCTTCAACATTTCCATATGAAGCATTGTTAAATCCGTTTCCTCCCTTCGTACCAATTGTGTAATTAAAATTGCCAGGGCGGGGAAATGTGGCGTCAACTCTTCTCCCCACAGATCCAGGTCCACCAACACCAGAAGTACAACCAGAGTTGGCATTGGTATTACCACTACCTCCTCCACCACCAGAAATAGCAATTGAAATATTAGTAATGTTATTGTAATCAGGAAAGTTTGTATTACCACTACTATAATATGGACCATAAGTTGTTGTGTTTGAGTAATTAAATGAATCTCCTACACCACTACCACCTTGCCCATAACCAGGAGAACCACCGCCAGCACCGCCTTGAGCTTGTGCTGTTCCACCATTTCCACCAGGTGATCCAGTTGCAGTTGTAATAGTACAACGATTGTCAGCTAATAAAGCAGTTGGAACTGAAAACCCCCCTCCTTGTCCACCAGCTCCGCCAGAATTTCCAGATCTTCCTCCCTGTCCACCATATGCGACGATTGTATATGAAGTTGAATCTAAAGTGAACGTAACACTTGCATTACCACCAGTGTTTCCATTAGACGATGTACTACCACCACTGCCGCCAGCACCATACAATGTGAATCCAAGTTGAACTACTTCAGATCCAGCTTCAGAAAGACTTTTAGAGAAAGAACTACCAGATGCTGGTAACTCTACCTCCCATCTTTTTTCAAGATCTCCTGGCTGAAAAACAATAATATCTTTATTTCCAATTACAGTAATATCATCAATTACATATGCACGCGGATCCTCTGTACTTATAACTGGTTGAAAAATACCATCTGCCTGTCTGATAATACCACCAGATGGTAAACTCCCACTTGGAGGCATTGGAGTTTTGACTGCTCTAAATTCCGTTGAGGTTACTATAGTAGTAATATCATAATTACCATCCCAAGGAGCTCCAGCAAGAGAAATCGTAATCCAGTCATTTGATGTAAGATTATGAGGAACAGTAGTTACAACTGTAATGTAAGAACCATTTGAAGTTGCACTTTGTAAAGAAAGTGGTGGAGCTTGACTAATCTTATATTTTGTGCATCCTCCCTCTATTACAGTCTCTCCAATACCACTAGTATTTCCATATGTTGCTGTATATGCATTAGATAATCTCTGTCCTAATAATCCATGGGCATGTCCCAACGGAACACCAACACCGAGACCACCAGTTGGAACAAAATCAATAATAGTTCCATTTGTATTTGTGTAAGTTGATGTCAATGTATCCATACCGCCACCAACTACTGGATTTGCAGTATCATCAACTCTTGAATGTAATAGAAAGTGATCGTGCTCAGGTGGTCTCGTCAAAATGTAATCATCCATCGGACCAACAGTATATAATTTAGATCCAGTAAGTCTCGCTTGAACTAAAGTTTCAACATCAGAATATCCAGTTGTTAATACATCACCAACATCAAAAAATGCACCAGGATCATCAATTCTAGTGATTGGAATTTGCCATTTTCCACCAATATTGCCAACATTTAGTGTTGTTCTATCTTCAACAATTGGTGTTCCGCCGCCCTCAACACCATTACCATATCCAATCAATTTTCTTTCTCTGTAATCAGGTACTTTGAAATTACCAATTATAAATGGATAATCCCTTCTTTGATATGCCTTAGAAACTCTAATTATGGGATGCGTAATCCCGCTTGTTGTAAAATTAATTGTATAAATTACTTGATTAAATAACGCACCATTTATTGAAAATACTTCATATGTCGTTGTTAAATTTGGAGTAATTGATTGTGCAGATACTTCGCTACATTGGATCAATTGATATGCTGTTGTAGTATTAAAAAGACCAGCTGGAATTGATCCAAGATTAGTAAATCTTACTACGCAACTGTATGGATATGCTCTTTTGTCTGGTCCAGGTGTAGTAGGATCATTTAAAATTTCCAAGAATAATTTGTCATTTACCCAGAACATTTTCTGTATTGATCCTACAGAAAGTGAGTTGGTTATCTGTATGGCATTATTCAATATCTGTGTTGTATTATAAGTATCCCCAACCGCCTCATATAATAATGGATAATCTCTAATTTTATATTCTTCTCCATTACAATATAAAAATCCTGGATGAGAATACTCCTCATTTTGATCTGCTAGATTATTTGTTGTATCTGTGTACTTATCTACAAAGACAGGAAGAATTGCTCCTACACTAACGTAAGATTCCTGTTTTTCTGTATAGTAATGTGATAATCCAGATCTATAAGTAGGCATCAGGTCTTAATTAGATATTCTGTAATGATATATGGTTGAATAAACTCATCTGCTTTCTTAGATTCATTTATCCTAATATTAATTGTAGAAACTAATCCGTCATTAGCGGAAATATCTACTGGTTGAGTAACCACTTTATATGTATGTGGCGTTTCTGCATCAAATGGAAGTCTATGTCTATGGTTTTGAGCATTACCAAATGATCCAACTCTAGTGGTGTAATTACTTACTGCAGAATATTGTTCTCTAGCAGTTGCATTATATTGTATATTTGCAAATGGAACTGTTGGAAATGTATAATTTGCAGATAATCCTGTTGGTGGAGGTTGGTTTTCTCCATTAATACTACCAAAGTTTAGTAGAGATGGTGTGCAGGACTGTCCCCATGTGCCAGTATATGTAATATTTCCAATAGTAGTATTGTCTGGACCCCCACCTCCAAAATTACAATCATTAGATCCAGATCTAAATCCAAAGGCAGTGGTACTTCCCGCACATCCCTGTGGCCATAGGCAATATCCTTGAGTCATGTAAGTTGAACAACCAGACCAGCATAATCCCCAGGATTCGTAACTACCAGCAGCACCTAAGTCAAAGCTTTGTTTCTGGTTCGGAGCAACAATTGCAGTTGCAGCAACATAACAAAGATCTTGTCTGGTATTGGAAAACCACGAACAAATATCTAATGAACTTCTAGTAAAAACTGAATTCTGCGCGGGACTTCTAAATTCATTCCCAGAAGAGTCTGCTTGTCTTGCTCTTGTTGTAGAGCTAAAGTGCATATGAGGTTGCACCATTGTCTGAGAAATTTCACTAAAGAAAGTATATGATCCAGAACTTCTTGTAAATGATGGTTCACCTCGCACATCTACAGTTTGTGATGGTAGGAAAAATTTTCCTGTGTAACTAATTTCAAATGGAGATGGGATGTTTTGAATGACATCTAAACCCACACCAGCTTTTATTTGTTCATTGCCATCAACATCTTCAACTGTCAAATCGTTATATCTACCAACGTTGGAAGATGATGTTGCTCTAATATGTTTTTGTCTTAAATCTGGTAATTGAAACTGAGTATCAGTTAAAACCTGTGCCGTTTTTCTAAATCTAGATCCTGTTCCAGTTCCAAGAACAGCAGCAAGAGCAGGATATTGCACAGAAGAGAGTACTGAACCGTCACATCTCAAATATCCAGCGGGAAGTTTTTCAAAATTAGATGCTAATGCTGGGTCATTTTCTTCCGTCATTTTTCTAGGAAAATGAATGATAGTTCCCGTTAATGTACCGATCTTTGATTTTTCTCTGTTATAAAATACTGCCATTTTAATACGCCCTCATAATGTAAATCATAGTTAATGAAGGTGTATTTGGATTTACAGCTATATTTATTGCTGTATTAACAGAAACTGGTGCTGCACTACCAGTGCTTACATTATTAACAAGTATAGTTGCTGGCAAACTTAAACCAGGACCCATAGAAATTTCCATTGCTTCATGAGTATGAGCTCGCAATCCAGTAGATGCCCATTCTTCTGCTGAATGATTAACTGTTGTTGGATAAGTTTTAGTTATATCTCCGCCGCCACGAGCTGATGAAATATCAGTACTGGTATAATAATTTTTTTTCCCTTGATATTCACCAGCAATTGGAATTGCTCCAGTAGTAGCACCTACTTGAATATCATCAATACCCGTTCCAGCATCTGTGTATGTTCCTCCTGGTGGAGTAGTATTTCCAAATCCTTGAATCTGTCTTGTTTGGACTACAGGAATTGAACCTAAACTTGCTGGAATGTTTTTAAATCCATCAGTCAGCACCATACTAATTCCACCATCATTTGGATCATACCAAGTAATTCTAGCTTGTCCATTTTGTGGTTTCCAGCTTTCTGGAGGACTTGTATTACCAAAAATTCCTGTTGGTGTCGCTGAAGTCCATCTTGATTCTTGTACGATATATCTTCCAGCGTTAAATGTCATTACTGGGTCGCCAGTTGGGCTAGCTCCAGTAATTGCATCAAAAGCATCTTCAGATGCTGCTCTATGAGAGTGTTGAGGTGTGTGATCTTGCCCCAGTTTTCTTGGAAGAACATAAATTGTATCAAAATAAGTAGGCTCGCTGATGGTAATACCAGTAATTCTTCCAGACAATTCATTAGATGGTTCAACTTGGAAAATAATATTAACATCACTTTTGTATTCTGTTAATGGTTGAGTTCCTTCATAACCATTTTCACTAATATATGCACCAACAACAGCGAGATCTGCAGTGGAAATTCTATCTCCCTCAATGTCAACAAGTGCCCTTTGATTTAAATCGGGTAGATCAAAAACATCTTCATCGTCGTAATTTGGATATACATTCACAATACCATAGTTAACACCAAGTTGTTGTCCTGGTTGTTCTGGAAAAGGTCCATATGTATTACCAATAATCTGTGCAAGTAATGGATATTCTTTTGCTTTCAACGCTTTTGCCTGTGCATTACAAATAATGTATCCTTTTGGTAAAGAATCCACATTGTTTGCACTAGAAGATGTTCCAGACCAAGGTATGATTGTCCCAATCGGGACAGATTTTGATGCTTTTACTCTGTTATAGTAGGTCATTGATCAAACCTCCATTAACCACCATCCCTGATCAGTCGTTGGAATACCCACACGACCATCAGATGCCGTACCTCCAAGATAAATTAATGCAAATGCAGCATTTGGTGTTTGTACAACAAGTTCACCTGATGTATAAGGACTTGATAATCCTCCAAGAAGTGTGCCAGTCCCGTCTCCTTGTACCTTAACACCGACTCCAGCAGCACGAACAACTAAAGATGTTCTATAATTTAGATCTCCACCAACTTCAACAATTCTTACTGTATCACCAGTTTGAGGATTTGATGGAAGTGTCAGAATTAATGTATCATCAGCAGTTACATTTACCATGTAAACAATATTTGGAAT